ACACAAAGCTTGAGATAAGCGGAAGGCTCCGCAGGCGATTAGGCAGTTTAAGAATTAACGTTTGGGCGACAGACAAGGATGTTTCTTCTGATTCTGGCAAGCTTATGCGCCAAAAAATGGTTGAAGAGGTTAACCGCATTGTAAGGCAGAACCGCAACAAGCCAAATGAAACGCTTTATTATTTTGCTGGTGTTGGACAAACAACGGGAACGCACAAGGCTTACAGTGCTGGCTCAGCCACTGAGCCTACTCCAGAACATGCGAGCTGGAATGAATTAGCAAACGTGGAATACGAGAAAATCTGGTATAGCGACGACAACCGCTATTCTAAAAGCCACAATGTTAACGGCGAATATGCCTTAATGCTTTTCTGCTTCAAGGTTGATTCTCGAGAAAAGACTGTAAAGAGAATTGTTTTGGCTTTTGAGGGCTATGGCACAGCTCCAGCAGGCAATGGTGTAACCATCAAGGTTTGGAACCATGTGGCTCAAGCATGGCAAAACGCTCAGCAAGGAACTGGCGGGGCAGACGAAACAATCAGCATAACGCTCACTTCAGGCTTGACAGATTACATCGATGATTCTGGTTATGTTTGGCTTCTGGCAAGAACCACAAACCCAAGCGACGGCATAACTCCAGCCATTCTCTATTGCGATTATGTATGTTGCACGGTAACCGTTAACGGAATCACCTATCTGGACATTGTTTCTTACCGCGACGCAGACCGTGTTGACGTTAAACCCTTCATTTTCAGAGCTGAATTCACCCTAAAATCATGGTCTTTTGAGGACATTGGAGGCGTATTCTAAAATGGTTGAAACATACGGAGCACATGAAAGTCGCATCTACTACGTTGAAGAAGCCACGTATGGGCAGACGCCAACAAACCCCGCGATGCTTGGCGTCCCTGCAGAAAGTATTGACCCATCCATAGACCCATCAAACATAAAGGTTCGTGGAGTAGGCAGCATAGACCTGCAAGCCATCAAAAAAGGACTGCGAAGCGTTAGTCTAAAAATCGCTTATCCACTGCCAAGCGAAGCACCCATAAACTTTCTCCAAAACGCCAAAGCGGAGCTGAACAAGTCATTAAGCATTCAAGCGCTTTATTACAAGGGAATATTTGCTTCAGCAACCGACATAATATCACTACTTTACACGGGCTGCAAATTCCATAAAGTAACAGTCGAATGCGGTATAGAAGACGTTGTTAAGGCAACAGCAGAGCTGATTGGACAAGACTTAACGGTTGGAACATCAAAAATTACGGGAGCAACATACGCAGACTATGCGGGAGCAGTGCCATTTTATGAAAGCTACGTTAAGAAAGGCGCAAGCACGCTTGACCGTGTTACAGACTGGAAATTCGTAATCGAAAACAACCTAAAAGCTGTACCAGTTATCCGCGCAACAAGCGGACACCTACTAAAATACTTGCCATACAGACACCGCAACCTGACAGGCGAAATAACATTCGAGTTCGAAAGTAAAGAGGAATTCGATGATGTGATTAATGATGCGTCTTTTGACTTGGAGTTTGGTCTCGGCGGTTCAAACAAGGCGGTCTTTTCTGGCTGTAAATGGGAAAACGTGTCTGCTCCAGCACGCATTGAAGATTTAGTTTCATGCAAGGCTGGTTTTGTGGCTAAAGGTCCAGTAAACATAAGCTGAGGCGAGTAAGATGGCTGTGGAAGTTAGTGTTTTGGAAAATTTCGGGCGAGAAGCTGAACTACGCAAGAAATGGATGCACATGTGGGAGAGGCTTGGCGTTCGCATTCTGAAATTGCCGAAGTGGATGCAGGAAATCGTTTTGGAAGACGTGAACACTGCGATTAGGAACCGTTTAGCCATTATGGAGATGATTCATAATGCGAAAAGAAACCGTTGAGTTAGACGAGCGCTTTGGAAGGGAATATGCTGGAAAATACGTTTTTCAAGAGATAACATGGGCTAAACGCAGCAGAATAATCCAAAAATACACACGTTACAACCAACAAACTGGGCAAGTCATAACAAGCGACTACGTGGCTATTCAAGCAGAAACAATAATGGCATCACTTAAAGAACAGCCACCAAACAAGCCCATAACCCTCGAGAAGCTCTTAAGCGAAGAAGACGGCGTTCCCATCGAGCTTGGCGAATTGTTCAGCCAAATCGTGAATAGGCTTAATGCTGTAGGCCTCGAGGAAACTGCTTTTTTATCAGAGCAATCCGAAAACAAAAGCCAAACCAAACACTCACAGAGTTCCGCCTCTGCAAAGAGTTCGGATGGACACCAAATCAACTCGCTAAACAACCAACCAAAACAATCCAGCAATTCATCGTCATCCTCAACGAGTTAGACCGTCAAGCAGAGGAGGAAAAGCAGAAGGCGGAACGTGAAGCACAATGGCGGTCGAAATAACATGTGATGTGGAAGGCATAGAAGAGTTCAAGAATGCTATGCAAAGTTTTGACAGTGGAATGCAACGTCATGTGCACAGGCTTTTAGCAAGCTGGGCAGCAGACGTAAAAGCCTTAGCCAAACAACTCGCACCAGTAAGAACAGGACACTTGAGAAGCTCAATTTACGCAAAGATAAGCGAATGGGTTGCCGAAATAGGCGCAGAAGCAACCTATGCACTATTTGTTGAGCTTGGCACCCGCTACATGCAAGCGCAGCCTTACCTTTACCCAGCAATTCAAGAACATCTTCCGCAGCTCGAAGCCATCATTTGCGAGGCTATTGACCAAGCCAAAACGGAGGCGGGCTTAGAATGAGCTTCAGAGAAATCGCCGTTACTATAAGGGCTGTTAACCGTGCAAGCCACGAATTTACAAGAATACAAACTGACGCTGAAGCCTTAAGCGTGCGTATAAAAAGCCTCGGTGCAGCCATTGCTGGTTTAGGGGCTACTGGAACAGCCATTGGGCATATAGCTCATCAATTCGGCTTACTGAATGACCAGCAGGCTCGGGTTTTCAACAGTGCCATGATGGTTGTCACCGTTTTAGGCATGTTCATGAGGACAAGCTGGGGCGTGGCTGTAGCCCAAAAAGTGTATGCTGCAGCCTGCTGGATTGCTACGGCAGCTCAAAACGCCTTGAACATTTCTTACGCCACATGGCTCGCCCTAACTGGCGTCGGAATCGCTGTTATTGTTGCAGCTGCAGCCGCCATGTGGTATTTTGCAAGTCAAATGAACTCTGCAACCGCTTCTGTGCAAAGCTTCAATGAGGCTGTGGCTGAAATGCCAGAAAGAGGTCGCAGTGTCCGCCGTGCTGGAGAAGAGGAGCTGTATAGGCGTGGTGTCGAATAAATGAGCGTTGAAATTCCCAAAGTCACCATCGCCATTGGTCCTTACGGGATTCCGCAAGGCGACGTCATTGATTTAAAGGTGCATTTAGGCTGCACAAACGAGGTCAGCAGCTTTGAAGTGCTCTTGCAAAACTGGGATAAAAAGTATAGCCCAAACGGGTCTTATCCGATTAACGTTGGCATGGATGGAAACATAAGCATAGGCAGAGGCACAAATGTTCCGCAGATAATCACTTGCCGTGTAGAAGCCATCAAGTATGAATCTACGCCCACAGAAAACTATCTACGTGTTTCTGGACGATGTTGGGGCGAACGCCTATTCCGCCGTGTTGTAACCAAAACCTACGAGAACAAAAAAGGCGAAGAAATCGTCAAAGACCTGTTAGATTATTATGTTGGTTTAAGCCATATCAGAGACTCCACAGAGCTTGTTGAAAACACTGATACAACCTACACACGGCTCGAATACCAAGACACGCCAGTTTTCGACATCCTCAAATACATAGCAAGCTCAGCAGACAAACAAGGCGTGATAGGCTTTGACTTCCGCGTGGCTCCAGACGCAAAATTTGAGTTCTTCCCAAGAAACAGCAAAACATCACCCATAAGCCTATCAGAGAAAATCGAAGTTAGCGAATACCGCAAAGACATCCATAGCATCCGCAATAAGATCACGGTTTATGGAACACAAGACAAGCCCTTTCCAGTGGATGTTGACGGCAGACCTTGGAGCGACACGCTTACCGAGGATTTAACTGTTAGCGAAGGCACTGGCTGGGGCGGTTCAAACGAGCTGATACATGCGGTTTATGGCAAATGGAGCGTCATGACGGGTAGCACAAACCTCGCTTTGGACACAGCCATTAAGTATGCTGGGGCTAAAAGCGTTAAGGTCATTGAATCAGCTTACATGTATTACACAAGAGTTGACTGGATATTCAACCAAGACTATCTGATAAACCTCAACGAGTTTCCAAAAATCAGCTTCGCCCTCCGAGTTGACGACAAACACTCCAAACTATGCTGGATAAACCTCATAGATTATTGGAACAACAGCGCATCCAAAAGCTTCAACCTTTCGGAAATCGACAAGTGGGAAAAAGTCATAATCAACGCCGGAACCAAAAACGCAGACCAATGGGACTGGGTTGACACTTTATTCAACTGGGCATTCGTCAAGGAAATAGGCATAGCAGTGGACCAAAACTACGCAAGCGCAGGCTACTGGTGGATCGACCAATTCCATTTCGGATATGGCAAATGGAAAAGCACCCAAGAAGACACAGCCAGCCAGCAAACCTATGGCTTACGTGAACTTGTCGAAGTTGATGAGGAACTTTACAGCGACAATGCTTGCATGCTAAGAGCAAAAGCACTCTTAAATCAGCTCAAAAATCCGGCAGAATACCTCACAGTAAGAAGCACAGTCATCGACTATGGCAATACGCCTCTTCTGCCAGGCGACAAAATCCATGTAACAATACCAAACGAGAACATTGACGCAGACTTTCGCATTCTAAGCGTGGAATACCATGTTGACGCTAAAACACAAACTCTTGAAACCACATTAGAGCTGGGACGCGAACCTCCACTCTTGGCTGATTATCTGTATGCTTTACGCAGCAAAACTGACCACCTAAGCAGACACAAAATCGCAAGATGACCACAATGAACGCCAAAAACAAGCTAAAGAAACTGAGGGAAAAGCTTCAGAAACGCAGGATCACAGGCGTGACGAGATGAGAAAACGCGAGTTTTTCCGCATACGCCAATACGCTCGAAAATACGACCGAGAAACAGGCAAATTCATAATCAACATAAGCTACGAAACAGCAGCTCCAGAGCCAACAGAAAGAGTCATAGGAGTTGCCGAGGGCTTCGGGCTTGGACTTGACCAATGGCAAAAATTCGTAATCTACGACGATGTTGAGATAAAAATCGGTCCACACGACATTGTCTATATTACTGGCGATTCAGGAAGCGGCAAATCCGTTCTGCTGAAGGCTTTAGAGAAAGACATACGACAAGACATGGAATTAAGTAGCATTAACATTGCCAATATTAGGCCAGAACCTGACAAGCCTTTAATTGAGACTACTGGCGAAAGCCTTGAGAAAGGCTTGGAGCTTCTTAGCAAGGTTGGCTTAAATGATGCGTTTCTGTTTCTGCGTAGTTATGAGCAGCTTAGCGATGGGCAGAAATACCGATACAAGATTGCGAAGATGATTGAAAGCAAGGCTCAATTCTGGATTATGGACGAGTTTGCAGCCACACTTGACAGAGACACAGCCAAAATAGTAGCCTACAATCTTCAAAAGCTCGCCCGGCAACAAGGCAAAGCAGTTTTAGCAGCAACAACTCACACAGACCTATTCGAGGACCTAAATCCCTCAGTTTATATCTATAAAAAATTCGGCAAAGAAATAGATATCCACTATTATCCTAATGAGCCAGCTAAAGAATGCACTTTAGCAAAGGAAATGCGAATAGTTGAAGGCACAACAGAAGATTGGAGAAAACTCGCAGGCTTTCATTACCGCAGTCACAAGATAGCTGCGCCGCGCAAAATCTTCTGTCTGAAACGTGGAGAAGAGTTGTGCGGAGTTATAGTTTACTGCTATCCGCCACCCACATGCTTTGGACGAAGACTTGTCTTACCCAAAATGTCAATGAAAGAGTTGAATGAAAAACTGAGCATAATCACCCGAGTGGTCGTGCATCCGAAATACCGCACAATAGGCTTAGGCGCAAAACTCGTCAAAGAAACATTGCCATTGGCAGGAACGCTATACGTTGAAATGCCCGCAGTCATGGCAAAATACAATCCTTTTGCAGAAAAAGGAGGAATGCAAAAAATAGCAGAGCAGCCACCACCAAAAGAAGCCTTAGCCATTGCGGAAACCCTCAGGGGACTCGGCTTTAATATCCAACTGCTCGGAAGCGAAAAATACGTTATGAATAAGCTCCAAACCCTAAGCAGCGCAGATTTGGAAAAGTTGAGAGAAGCATTCATTAAACATTGTCACGCACGCTTTATGAAATACTTTTTCTGCCATATTCCATTCGGAAGGAAAGAAGTTTACACCAAAGAAGTAATAAAAGCCAGCCTCGAAAGACTTGCACGTTTAATTAAGGTGTGCGGGTTCTTGTTGCAGACGAAGGTTTACCTATTTTGGGAAAAGATTTAAGGTTACATGTACGGATGTTTTGTTCTAATCAAAAGCGTTTGCAAAAAACTACAAAGAGGTATTTGATTTGAGCTTTCAAAGATTTATTCAGAATCTAAAGAATCCCGAGTTTCTGTTAAACGGTTGCCGAGTATTTTGGGATAAGTATGAAGACAATGTTAGTTTTGCTCTCCAGACTCTATGGCAAGACTTTTTTAGAGGTGGAGAGAGACCTAATAAATACATAATTTTAGGTGGTGCAGAAGCTCTTCTGCTGAAGTGGAATCAGTTGCTTTATAAAAATAAACCAAGGCTTATGGCAAAAATAGGAGATGATCTGGAACAGGTTTTTAACTCAACGTTACCTCTACTTGAGCATCTTTACAACATTCAATTAGGTAAGCCCAATCTTAACAATTATCTTGAAGATGTTGGAAAAATTTACGAAAGTTACAGTCAGAAAAGCTCTATTGGCATGACCGGTGCCTCTAAAGCACTTCATTTTATTCATTCAGAATTATTTGTAGCTTGGGATAGTTCGATCAGAGACTATTATCATAAACATGACCCCTCTCATAACAAGAAGCACCAAGTAGGTTCCTTCGAATGTTACATAGATTTCATTAAAACGTGCAATGATATAGCCGCAGACTTGCTAAAAAGGGTAAAATTAAATGAATTAGCGCAAAAACATCCTGCATATGTTGAATATAGACAGGTTAGGGTCCTTCCTAAGATGCTTGATGAATGTAACTGGTGCTGGATTTATGCAAACGAGAAATGGTGAAGTACTGAGAACCGTTTTGAGTAGCTTTATAGACGTGTGATAAGTTCACCTGTAATTTCTTCGTCCAAAGGTAAATATGCCGGTTGTAGGTCTGACTTATAAAACTTCGTGATAAACTTCACTTTGTCCCATGGAATATTTGTCGGTTCAAGGTCCTTATAGAAGATAACCCCTCTAACTCGGCCTTTACCTTTGGTAACCCACTCGTCCCATTCTTTTTCATCTTCATAAGTCCTATACTGATCCACTTCCGTCCTATTTTGCGGGTCGAGCCATTTACTTCCGATGTAAACCGCAACAGCCTTAATACCCTCTCTTGGCACATAGAAGAAAATCAGCGTGTTATTTGGTGGAAGAAATTTGGGAGGTCTACCATATATTGGAAAGACTTTGACATTTTGACTCATCTGCCTATTTAGGTTATTTTCATATACTTTCACTAAAAGACCAAACATTTTAACGCCCTCATTTAGATAAAACTGTTGGATAAAAATATTAACCTAATTGATGTATTGGAACGAAGCTCCTAAAAACTTAAACAATAAGAATTTAAATTGCTTAATTGGAGGTGATAAAGTGCATATCAATGTTGATTATAAGACTTCGGCTGTAATCGGCAAACATAGTTGTTCAGTATGTGGTGCCGATTTCAACATTAAAGAAGGATTGATGATTAGCCTTGTTCAAAACGAATTCATCAGCACCTTTTTTGTATGTAAAAATTGCCTTGAAAAAGGCATTCCTTACCAATCACCAGAGTTCAATATCAAGAAAGACCGATATCCGAAGCTTGCATTAAGATAAGAAGACTTTAACGCTTCGTTTTCTTCAACAATTCAACAAATCTTTCCCAAGAATATTTTTTAAACATGATGTCTGAATTTCTATTTAAATTTCTCTCAAATGGTGTGGGTTTTCCAGTAAGAGTGATTTTAGCCTTAAGCACTTGAAGATCTTCATTAAACGCCTTTAGTCCACCTTTATAAAGGCCTAATCGCAGGTAATCTTTAACTTTTCTTTGAAATTTTTGGTATTCCCAGCTTCCCTTGCTGAAATATTTTATAACTTCATCGTAACTGAAAGCCAGAAAGCCGTCCTTTCCCGGTTGCCAGTCACAAGCTATGCAGACCAAATAATCAAAACCCGGCGGATCCCACTGAGATTTTTTGACAACCCAACCCCACCCCATGTGTTTTCCTTTAGGAATTCGTTTCTGAAGACGACTCGTCTTGACTTCTATTCTCGCCTCTGTTGGCTTTTCAACTTTAATGTCGTAACCCTTTTTATTTTCGACTCTAACCTCAAATCCTTCATTAAGGAGTTTTGAAGCAACAAGATATTCACCATAATGACTTTCAAAATCTGTTGTAGAGATTTTCCGAACACCTTTCATACTGTTGTATTTTCTGAAGAGGTTGTTAATTTTCGCAAGGACTTTAAAACGTGTTTTTATCTCCTTTTCGGAATTCGCTACAACCATACTTGTTATTTTCAGTCATCCTGTTTATCTATCTTGCGACACGCCAATACAGATGGCTTCAGCCTTTTCAACACCATAAATTGAAACGCAAAATTCCAGGCTTTGAAATTACACATAGAAAATCCGGAGAACTGCACGGAAACGTGAAATCAGCATTTTTTGGCTTTAATTTTTCACTTGGAGGCGATTCTAACCCAAATTTAGAAATTAGCCTTACCTTCTTTAGCGAGGTAGGGTAAAAATGCCTAAAATCAAAAGCGTTCTTTTAGATAAAGAAGGCTTTACCATAACAGTCCGTCAAGCTCAATCAAAAATTCAGACGCTCCGCAAAGCCAAAGCAAGAGACCCAGAATTGTTCGAGCTAAACGGAGGCAACCTCGACCTGCTACAGCTTTACCAGTTTATAGAGCAAGCCAAAAAATGGAATGGGACCAGCCTATGCAAGTAATAAACAAGACAAACCTCCCCATTTTTCTCAACGACTTAACCAGCAAACAAGAATGGAAAGTCGAATACGGAGTAGACTTTAAGTTGCCAGTAAAACTTGCCCAGCCATTAAACGACTGGAAAGTCATAATCCGCTGGAAAAACGGAAAACACCCATTCAGCGGAAGATGCGTGCCCTCTAAAAAGCAGATAGAAATCGCCCTAAACCCCAAAAACACTTATCCACTAACTCAAAAATTCGCCGTTAAAACAGAACAAGTTTACCCATACGCCTACAGATACATTTACCAAACAACCACTTTCAACAGCCCAAACGAACTCGCCCGCTTCATTTTCTTGCACGAATTTAGCCACTTATTGGATTATCTGCGGGGACTAAACCTACACTTTAAACAAACAAAAGCAAACCGCTTCGCACTCGCAAACTGGAAAAGGTGAACAGGCATGCCCAAATACTTAGTAGAAATAATCCTCGTAGTCAAAGCCAAAAACCCGCAAGAAGCCAAAAAAATCGCAGACTACATCATAGACCTACCCATACCAGACAAAAACATCGAAAACGCCATAGAAACCCTGAGGTATGAAGAAATTGTCCAAATCAAAAACCCAAGAGCCTAAGCTCTGCCCAAACTGCCCACTACTTTCTTTACTACCAATAATCACAGCAAGTAGAGCGACTTACATGAGAGAAAAGGAACAGCTCACACCACACAAGATCTGCCAGCTCCTCAGGGCTTTATGGCTAAAACATCCTTACGTAACGCTTGAAGGCTGCCCATATTTTTCCAAAACCGAGAGGATTGACATCTATGCCAAAGCATCAGCGGAAACTAGGTAAGTTTTGGCCTTGGGTGAGACCTATGATTTGGGAAAAAGCCCAAGAGCTTTATCAGATGGAGCAATCGAAAAGGATGGGCGAAGATTTTAAGGGCTTAACAGCTACACGTAAAGAGCTTCGTGAAGGCGGATACTTCTACATGGCTAAGCTGATTGTTTTGCGGAACCTTTGGCGGGAAAAGAAAGGCTTACCGTCAATAGAAGAGGAGGAAACCCTACATGAATAAAGTGTTAATGAAGTTCTGTCCCATTTGTAAGCGCTATTTTCCAGCAGATGAATTTGAAAAACACCTGAAAAAACATAATTTAAGTCTACTACAGCAAGAGGGGCTGGCACATCAAGAGGAAGACATGTATGGCTAAACTGAAAAACATTTGCAGAAGATGCCTCTATTACATTGAGGGTGGTAGTTGCCGAAGAACACCTCAGCAGAAATGCCCCTACGATGAACTAGCTAAAAATTCGAGTATGAACCTACGCGAAAAAAGAAGACAATCGCAGTTGACCCTCGACCTTTTTCAACAGGTGAAGCTGAATGCTTTTCAAAAAGAAACACATTGAAATGATCCTTACGGGAAGAAAGACACAAACACGCCGGTTGCCCGGAAAATCTGCAAGCTACTCTGTAGGGCGGGTTTACGCCATCAGAGACAGATGGTTTTCCAAAGCCCATGGCTACATTCTGATAACCCGCAAGTTCAGGCAGAAACTTGGAGAAATAAGCCTCGAAGACATACGCAAAGAAGGATACAACAGCTTAGAAGAATTCCGAAAGGCTTGGGAAGAAATTCACGGCTCAGAATCATGGCAGCCCAACCTCACAGTCACAGTCTACGAGTTTAAACCATTACAGAAACGTAGAGCATCTACTAACCATATTTGCGCCAGACGTTATACGGACACTGGTTCCAACAGTAGCTGCTGCCCTTAAAAACGCAGTTCCTACACTCAGGCTTATCAAAAAGCCTCGGCTTCTTCGCCAACTAAAACCCTAAATTAAATACACGACTATGAAGGATTAAGCTTTTCAGTTGTCACTCTTCATGCGAAATCCTTTTTCACTTTAACTCATCTCTCTCCACCGAGCAAGTGTGTCGTTTAACCGTTTGCTTTTTAAAGCGTTAATGAGAAAAACAAATTTTTGCGCGGTTGGAGTTGAGGGTTCATGCTCTCTCAACAGTTAAACTTGAAATTGAATAGTTTAACCACTCTTCAACGCAAGCTACTCATCGATCTCGTGCGCAAGGGTTATCCGCAATTTTGGAGCCGTTTCACGAGCCACCTCTACGATTGGATGATTACAAAGAAAAACCTTGAAGTTTTTCTCCAAAACCACCCCTCAGAATTCCTCGAAGAGTTAAGCAAGTCTGGTTTCAACGAGTACGAATTAACCATTTTACTGAAGGAGGCAACTCAATGAACAGAGCTGAGCATTGTAAAAACCCGTGGAACGGCAAATGCCAAAACACAGACATCGAAGTACTCATACTCTACAAGGGCGTTAGGCTTCCGATTTGTAGGTGCTGCTGGAACAAAATCGCTAAAAGCAACATCGAGTGGGGCAAACCCCTAAACGCAAAGGAGGACTAACCTTGGAACTTGAGCATATTCCAGGCGTAGGAAAATCCATAGCCAAAAGGCTTAAAGACGCTGGCTTCGCAAACGTTGAAACATTGGCTGTCACTCCCGCACGAGAGCTCATGAAAAGAGCCGAATACAAAGAGCTTGAAGCCGCCCAGAGAATTGTTGAAGCAGCAAGGGAAGCCTTAGGCTGCAGGTTCATAACTGCCCTTGAACATTGGGAAATGACAAAAAACCGCCTCAGATGCACAACTGGAAGCAAAGCTTTGGACAACATCCTAGGCGGTGGAATAGAAACCCAAGCCATAACAGAGCTCGTAGGACAATACGGCTCTGGAAAAACCCAAATATGCCAAACCCTATGCGTAACAGCCCAGCTTAAACCAGAAAACGGAGGATTAGGCGGAAACGTACTATACTTCGACACGGAAGGAACATTCAGCTCCAACCGCGTCTACCAAATCGCAGCAGAAAACGGCTTAGACCCTGGACAAACACTACACAACATAATACTTTCAAGAGTTT